ATTTATTGCCAAAGAGATTCAGAATGCCGAAAAGCACTACATTCAGAGCATCGAGAAATTGGCTGCTCGTGTTGAGGCAAAAGGACTCAACATTGAGTCAATCAAGGTGACATCCGGATTTCAAGATGTCAACTTCGAATGCACCATCACCGATGGCATCAAAAAGGTGAGAGCATTCACCATCATCGCAGAGGGAGAAATCGTGAGACCTCACTACCGCTACCTCATCAAGTAAGAATCACCAACTCGAAACGAACCCGGAAAGTCCGGGTTTTTTTATGCTCAAAAATATTTGACTTTTTTTTGTTCAGAATTTTGCAGTTTCAGAAACTCTCCTTACAATTGCATAAAGTTTCACACTAACCGATACAGACATGACCAATTTCATCAGCATCCTTTCGACCTCTGAATCGTTCATCGACATCCTAAATCGCAACAAAGCAGTCGAATGCACCATCGCCATTGTTGGTTTCGAAAATGTAAGTCTTCGCAAAAATGACCTCTGCGTTGAGGCATTGGTTGAATTCACCGATTTGAAGTCCGGTGTCAAAAAAACCAAAATAAAAGAACTCACCATCAAGGTCGGCCACAAAACTCCATCCGGATATTTGTCAACAAAAAAATTGGGAATCGCAATCGAAAATTTGGATTCGCTTACTGAAGCAGAAATCACTCAAGTTTTGACCTTGAAAACCGATGCGATTGCTCAAAAATTTGACCCATTTTTCGCTCAGAATAATGCCAAGAGAAAAGATGCTCATGGATGGGCATCGGTTGCGAGAAACCATATGCAAGAAGATTGTCGATAAGACTCAAGAACTCAGAACGAACCCGGCAAGTCCGGGTTTTTTTATGACATCCCGGAATCCATCAATGGCACAAGGCCGGAATTGATTTCGGCCAACTTCGCATCGGCCATGGCATTCACATCTGCTCGTTGCTCTTCGAGTGATTGCTTGACCCACATCGGGTTCTCCTCGGTCAACTGAATGATGAACGATGTGAGATTGCTCGACAACACGAAATCCTTCTTCGTGCATCCACCTTGAGCCACCAACATGATTTTCTCATCGGTGGTTCTGAATGGCAGAGGGTCGAGTGCATTGTTGACCTTCAAAAAGTATTTCTGAGGCGAGTTCTCGCCATACAACTTCTCGACATAGTCTGATTCAAGGCCGTTGATGATGATGGGATTGTAGGCCGATTTCCGTGCCTCTGTGAGCATCCCGGAGATGGCTGCTGATGTCAGCACATCGAAGTCGGTCGGAATGGTCACCTTCGGCAGAGCAGCGACAACTTTCTCCTCGGTCATCAACCCGGAGTCGAACAATGGCTTGTACTTTTGACCCATGATGTGAAAGCAGACCATCTCGTACACATTGGCGAGATGAACGCAGACCGAAAAGCAGAATGTGTTGAGTTCCTTCCGGTCATATTCTTTCGCAATCCCGGATTGGTTCGATGGAATCTGACCAAGGATTTCGAGACCGATGGCCTTGAGTCCTTGGAACTCCTTGTACATGATGTCCTCTTGAAACAACTTGACCGCATCGGTTGGTCTCTCGATATATCCGGCCGGAGGAATCGGTGGAATCGTTGGATTCGGATTGATGGCAGAGACCCGGTCGATGTTGATTTCCATTAAACCGAATGGACTGCTTGATGCTCTCCCCGACCCACTACATTTTCCGCATGAGACCTTCTCGTGCTTGTGATTGTATGCTTCTCCCGTACCATTGCAAGTCTTGCATGGGGAGAGTTTCAATGCCCACTTCTGAGGCAGCGCATGGACTGCATATAAGATGTTCAAGTCATCGGTTCGATACAAGACCTCGTTCCATGCCGGAAGACACGGAGCAAGGACTGAATCGTAAATCAGATGACCATCTTCCTCTTCGTATATCACCGAGCCAACCTTGATGGTCGGGAGTCGAGGAAAGTCGAACGGAATGAAATACACCTCGAATGGGTCAATCTCACGAATCTCCTTGAACTGCCGGAAGAGAATCAAACCGAACTTGGTGATGGCGAGATACTGACACCACTCTCTCCGGTTGGCATCCTTCCATTCCTCGACCTCAACAATGACAAATTCATCATCCTCATAAATCAAATCCTCGGACTCAAAGGTCTGCGGAAATGGCCGACTCCAATCGAGAGTCGGTGTATCTTGAGGATTCTCGATGAAGTCATCCAATCGTGGCAGAACGGCCACAACTGCATTCGCATCTTGGAGATAAGTCTTGAGAAATACATTAAACAACCATGTTTCCAAATTTGGAATCCGAGGCATCCCATCGGTCACATATTTCTTCAATGTGTTGTCGATGTTGCCTACCTTCTCAGCGATTCCGGTCTTGGTGTAGTCGGTTTCCCATCGGATTTTGAAATCATCCGCTTGTTGGATTTTTTGGAGGAAGTTGTAAACTCTCCCGGTGGATGTCTTGGTCGGTGGTTGCCACCGATGCCTCCGGTATTCCTTCATCCACTCCTCCTCGGATGGATGTTGAGCATGGAGTAGTTTGTCGGGGTATTTATCCTCGAAATGCCATTCAAGTTGCTCGGCCTTGTGCCGTGCTTCCCGGATGTACTCGCTCCGACCTTCACGGATTTCATCATCCATGAGTGCTTTGATAATTTCCCCGACAACTTGCTCCATTATTGAAAAACCAAAGAAAAATTTAAGATTAGCAACCGATGATTGTCAATTTCACTTCTTGCTGACCAACCACGCAACCATTTTGCGTTTTGGCAATCAGAGTGAATGAGCCATTACCATTCGCACCCGACCCGCTTCCGGGACTTACGTTGATGGTTGTTGAACCCAATGTCAATGTTGGCGATGTTGTCCCACTAAAATTGTCAATGGTATAATCTCCATTATTGTCAATTGTTGCTCCGGCAAGTTCAAAAATAATTGTGGACAATGTCAATCCGGACACATTTGGTGCTGCCGAAATGGTTGGTGTAAATGATGCACAAGCATAACTCACCCAATCAAAATTTGCCCATGTACTGCTTGCAGTTATCTCCAAATATAATCCCTCAAGGAATGTGTCGGTGTCCATTGTATAAGGCAGAGGATTTACTTTACTCACCCATGTGACCGATACTTCGGCAGTTTGGTAAGTATTAAGGTCTGCCCCAATTACCGGGTCTCCAATGATGGTGACATAGTTTCCGGAGGCATCCCAAACTCGACCGGGAGTGAAGTAATAAAAATCGTAATTCTGTGAGGATGAGAGGATTGAGTTGTACCAATCCACGTTTTCATACACAACTCCTTGCATATCAGAGTAGTTCAAGGTGTGAGTCTTGGCGAGAGCCTTGGTGGTTTGCATACCTCTTCCGGCAGTTGTGGCCGTGTCGGGTTTTGGCTTCTCACCGGATGTGTTGAAAATGATATATGCATCTCCATCGGCCATCAATTGCAGAAAGTCTGTTTTCAGTTGACTCGCACTTTGATTGAGAATGGAGAATCCGGCAGTTTTTTTAACGTAAGCAACTGCCACAATTTTATTGAGGAATTCGGGGTCGCACTGATAATTTGTGTAGCACCCCACATCGGGACAAGTAAGAGAGTAAATAGACATGATTTTTTTTCGAGTTTAGCAGCCTACACAATTTGAATTTTTCGGCTGATAGTTCTGAATGAGTACCGAGAATTTGACTTGTGCCAAGTCCTCAAATGATGATTGTGTGGTGAAGTCTTGAATGGTGGCAACATCAATGTCTCCGGTCACAAAAATATTCTTTCCGTTCCAAATCATGAAGTCATGCCGTGTGGCATCGACAAGTGCCTTCTGAGTCGGTGTGTCAAGAAAATCCGTATGCAAATCTAAGGTATAATCCAATTTATTTGAGGGTCTTTTGAAAACTCCATTGGATTGTCGATACACGTTCTCATCAACTTTCGGTTTTGCTCCACCTCCATTGATTCCAAGTCGAATTCGGTGCTTCCATCCCTTCGGGTAGTAAAATCCTTGATTTATCGATTGCTCATTGCCGTAGAACTCAATGATTGTCGAAAAACAATCGCTTGTATCCAAAATCAATGGATTTGACATTGACAACAATATGAAATCCCCTTCAAAGTTTATGTATGCTCCGAATTTGTAGCATCCATTCGGTCGATTTGGAATTGTCACATTTGCGAATAGAAATTTCTGACAATCAATCACAGAGCATGGAACTCCAACTCCGTAATTTGCCCCGAATGTTGTATTGCAATATCCAAGACAATCATAGATTGTTGGGTTGACTATCAATCCCCATGTGGCAACTGCCCCGGAACTGAATGATTGATTCAATGTCCATGTCACCTCAAACACATTTCTCAAATTGCCACCGGAATTGTATGTCCCAATGATTGCGTATGACATTGTCCCGATGCTTGATGGGAAGTTCGCCACCATGTCATCCATAAATTGCTCCGGTGAATTCGGATAGCTTCCACCATAGTTCAATGAATATAAATATTCCGGAGTCCCGGAAAAAATTGTATTTGGACAAGTTAATGGAGGGATGATGAAAAATCCAACATCTTGTGGCTGATTCAAGGCATTGACCAACCCATAAATCACGAACTTGAATTCAGTACAATTCAATGGTATTTCCTCGACTGATGCCTCTCCAACCTTCTGCACAAATACCTCATCATTGTCAAATAATCCAATATTGACATCGCTGACATCATACAGATTTGAGATTGATTGAGGAAGAATAAATGACAATTCATCACCCGGCTTTATTGGCATCGAATAGAACTCATTCGGTTCTTTGCACCTTGATTCGAATTGAATGAAATCAAGGTCATAAAAGAATGAGTTGTACATAAGTCCCGACAATGGTGGTTCAATCGGGAATGATGTCAATGGATTGTAATATGTCACGAAGTTGATTGGAGAATATGAACCTTGTCCATAGAATCTCTGAAACTTGAACCCAATATATCCATTGTCAAATCCGAAATACTTGATTGCCTCATCTCCATTGTAGATTGTCATCTCGATTTTTGACAAGTCCACAGACCCATTGATTGTCGCAGTCCATCCATTCGGAAATTGATTGTTTGAGACAAATGAATTAAAGGCATTATTCAAATCGGCATATGTTTTCTGCTCGTATGCCAATTGGAGAATTTGATTCATCAAACCAATCACCGCTTCCGCATCAGAACTCATCATTGGAAGATTTGGATACTTTTGCAGTCTCATTGGCAAAAGAATTGGTGAGACCGGGACTGCGCTTTGATATGTGTTGGAATACTGCCAATCCCGACCTCGAATCAATGATGTCTTGGCTTGATTATCATCTTCATCATAGAAATATGGCCTTTCGATGAAAGCATATCCATTCGCCTTGGCAATGTTAATTCCATTTATTGCCTTGAATTCCTCTGCAATAAATGGAAAATCCAATGTCGCAGAAACATTCAAAACTGATGGTGCAAAATTCGGAGTCAAAACAACATTCCCATTGGTCATCACATAGTTCAATTCCACATATTGATTCGGATACATTGCCAACAATTGCTCATTGTAAATCCACAATTGAAATGAATATGTTCCGGTCGATGGTGGGAATGGATTTGGAAAGTTTCCGATGACTAAATCTGCCGAATAAAATGGCTGATTGTATTGTTTTAAAAATTGTTTTAAATTCCGATATGCGAACGGCCAATCCATATTTGAAAATGATGGCAAAATCTGCTGCATCAATGAGGTCAAATCGCTAAGAATTTGACTCACTCGATTGCATTCCGGAAAGAATCCGGCATTCGCCTCCGGGACTTCAAATCGGTAAAATGGATTGATGGTTGCCATTATGGATTTGTTAGATATGAGATTGTGAAATCAATGGTAACGGATGTGGATAGATTTATGGCAGCAGACCATTTTGCCCGAACCAAAACTGCGAATGTGTTCAAGTATTCAACAATGATTCCGGTGTCTGCGTGATTTGGTATTCCATCAAATCTGCACGTTCCATGCCCGGAAATATTTGAAAACAAAGCGAATGGTAAAGGAAATGCAATGATGGCATCATGACCACTTGTTCCGGAAATGAATTTGGTCTCCATGCTTGCTTGTGCCGAAATTGTCACAACATCATTGACCACATGATAAATCGCAGTATTTAGTATGATATCGATTGGCGATTGTCCGGTTTCGTTATTTGTCAAAGTGACAAGGTCAAACCCATCAAATCCTCCGGGGTATGCCACATTATTTCCCCATGAATCAGTTGATGTTCCGTGGTGATAATAGAACCCATATTGTCCCGGATTTGAAAAATCATCGAGAATTCTTCCGAAATAAGAATCCGCATATGTATTCAAATTTAAAAGATTTTTACGAACCGCATCCGATACATCATCAAAAACTCCATATCCTCTGAAAACTTTACTCGCTCCCGATGGACTTATCAGCAATGATGCTCTTGACCTTGACCCCCACAATTGTTGCGTATAATTATTGAAGTATGTTTCAATGTCACCTATTTCATCTAATGGCTCTGTTTGATTGTATATTCTAATCGTACCGCCAATAAATGTGTCATCCGTTGCGATTGCATCATACCAAGACCCATACTGCTTGACTTGCATTCTCAAATCAATTGCATTTGTTGCCGTTGCGGTAAACTTGACCCACCATTGGAATCCTTGGAAATTATTCGGATAATAATATGCCAACGGAATCACATATGTCGCTCCGATTTGTAATGCATTCGCATTTTTTATCGTGGTATAAGCAGCGACATCGGCAAGTTGAAAGTATTGTTGACCATTTTGCCGATATAAACCAAGAACACGAATCACATCGGTCGATGTAAATGTGAAAATCAATGTATCTCCGGCATTCATCAATAAATTGTGCGGAGGATTGATTGATGAACCATTTTGAGCATTCAGAACGCATCCACTATCAACGAATGTTGCATACATTATTTGACCAATGTTGCCAATGAATTCGTTGATTTGGGTTGTTCCTTCGATGGAAATGATGTTGCCATCAATGCTTGCAATGTTAAGAGACCCGGTTGAGGCCACGTTTGTTCCCTTCTGCTTATTGATGACCAAGTTTGTAAATTCATTTACTCCTTGGAACACATTGTCATCTGCAATGTTAGCAGTCGATTCAATCATATCATCATTGAATTGTCGATGATTTGCCGGGATAATTTGACCGGATGTATTGTCAAGAAAAACCGAGTCTGAATCGGAAACTAAGAGTGAGCGAGATTTTTCTGCCATGATATTTTTATTTATTGATATGCATTTGAGTAAGCATTTGAGTATGCTCTTCCACCCGGAGGTTCGGGAGGCTCAATGTCCGGGATGTTCGAGGCAAGGAGCAAAAACGAAGTTGTTCCCCCATTGGAATCCTCCGGCTTGTTCTTGATGCTTGTGATATATCCGGACACCGAAAGTGAGCCACTTGTCAACTTGACCTTTCCGTATGGATTAAGGTCTGACAAATTTATGAATTCGCACAATGATTGTGGGTATTCAAAATCAATTTCGATTGGCTTGAATAGATATTGTTGATAAAGAATTGACAATGCACTTGGCTCAATATCCATTGATTCAATCACATCTCCGGCCTCCATTTTGCAAGCTGCGTGTTGGCTGAACACGTTCGACTTGTAATCCTTCTGATATTGCCCGGTCTGAAATTTGAGTTTTGGATTTGTCAAACCATATGTGTGCATCCCCAAAACTTTCCACCATCGCATCGCATTTCGTGCCGGAGTGATGGCGATGTTGTAAAGGTCACCGACCTCGGAATATGAAATTGCTCCTCTTCGAGAACTCATTGACACAGACCCCGGAGGGAATGTTGCCGTTCCGGTCTCCGGTGGTGGAAGTCGATATTCTGAATTCTGAACATTCGGCACAACCAAACTTGTTCGATTCAACCATATGATGAACAATTCATAATCATTCGGTCGGTCGGATGAACCGGAATCCGGCTGAAAGAAATACATCCTCCGGGAAAATTCGATTGCATATCCTTCCGCAATAATGCTCGACAAAAGTTCCATCTTCTTGGTTGTTCCTTCGGCCATTGCACGATTGTCAACATAATAGGTTCGATTCGTGTGAATCGCCCATATCCCGGCTGCTTGGATGTTCTTCCATGTGTCATCATAACCCATCACAAATTGATTGGCAAGGTCTTCGGTCTGTGCCGACCTCCTTACTTGACCGACATTCAGCGCAGTAAATTCGATTTGGTTTTGGTAGAAGTATTCAACCGACTCAACCCGAACTTGCCAATTGCCATTCGTATCTTTTTCAAATCCCCATCCGAGGCAGAAAATCGCACTCAAACTTTCGAAAACCTTTTTGAATGAAACTTGAAAATTTGTTTGCGTCAACAAGGCATTCGGGTCGCAAATTTCTCCGGATGAGGCATTCGTTTTTGCATTTCGAATTTTCAATCCATTGGTGAGTGCATAATTCCAATAACATCCATTATTTGCCTTGCTGAATGTATCCGAAACAAATCCATTTTGATTCCCGGTGATGATGTAAACCATTCGACTTAGAAAGTTCTCAACTCTCATCATTTCGGAAAATGATGCATACTCAGCAGAGTTGTTTTCAGTTATTGTCAAGCACACATCATCAATCCATAGATTCAATTCTCTACCAATAACGGCATCCAAATCACTTCCCGGATAAACATTGCCACTCCCTCCCCATTGAACGTATATTGAAACTCTCCAATCCGGTTGCAATGTTGCTGATACTTGGCCGGACAAATCAAAAGTTGTAACTGCTCCGGAATTGAATGCTTGAACGGCAGACTCTCCAAGTCCTTGTTCATAAACCATGCTTCCTTTATTTGGCGAATCACCATTGAATACACCAACAAGCAAGGCTACGCTTGCGGTCTCTCCCGGTTTACCATTGGGGACATTCCACTCGAATGCACCCTTGACTCGGACTGAGAATTTTAATGTTCGAGTAAAAGTTGAATTGTTTTTAAAACAAACATTGCTTGGTGACCATTTCGGTTGTACCGGGTCAAATGTGTTTCCGAATGCACCTTCAAAATCTGAATTATTAAAATATGCCGGGATTACTGCTGCAAAATCTTCGGCAATCCATCCATCATCATATGTCCACAATAATGTTGCCCATGTTGAAATCGGATATGTTTGAGCAATACTTTTCGCATATCCGACCAAGTAAACTTCTTGAGTATGCATTCGGATTGATTCGAATGATACTGCTGAAATCGGATTGCCATCCAAGTCCTTTGGAGCATACACATCCAAATCAACATCCATCCGAGATTTGAATTTCTCTCGGAAATTGTCATCCATTATTCCAACGGATACCTCCCACGAATCGGTATCGCATACATTGCGCTCCGAGTACAATGACATATTGATGTATCCATCAAATTCATATGGGACTCCTTCAACATAAACATCTGAGATGATTTTGATTTGCACTTCGGCATTGATGAAGTATTGGTCATAAACATCTTTGAGATATTTCGCTCCTTTGCCATAAAATGACACCTCCGTGCTGAATGGTTGGTCAACACCATGCTCTTGTGTTCGATTTGCCGTGAATTCGATTGAATCCCAACCAATCGGTTCTTCGACCTCAAGTCCATTGAGGAAAAATCTCCATGATGCCATATTACTTTCCGGGGAATCGTGAGTTCAAAATTTTTGTGCTTCTGCGTGGTGTGCGAATGTACTTCTCAAATCCACGTTCATCCATATTTATTTGATGAATCGGCAATGACTTGAGGATTCCACCAAGTTCGCTGATTCCGGAAATCATCGGCTCAAGTCCATTTCCGGTCGATGCCTTGCTCATGCTTGATGCATAGAACAATTCCTTCTTGAGTTGATGGTTTGGAATTACTTGCGCTCCCTTCGGTAAGTCAACGAGAGTTGCAGTCGGTGGTGTGTAGTACACCTTCCCGGATTCTGTCACAATCTTCTCAACACCTTTTTCACCGACCATGGCGAGACCTCCCTTGTGTGGAGTTCCTTTCGTACCTTCTGCGAACTCCGGTACGGGTTGAGCGAGGATGAATGCAATCTGCGCTGCTTGTGCTGCAACTGCTGCAATTGCGAGAGGTGCAGTAAGCACTCCGGCAGCATATTGTGCAATGATTGGCGCAGTTCGGAAGACAACATCTGCAATCGCTTGCACTCGCTGCGCTTCAAATTGTTTCATCTTGATTTGTTTCTCCTCCTCTCTGCGCTTGGCCTCAATCTGAGTGACTTTCTGCTTGTTGTCCCCGGCAAGTCTCAATTCCTCATCATATCGCTTTCCAACTGATTCGAGTTCAACTGCAAGGTTCTGCTGATAGAGATTCATCGCTCCATTAAATATGGATGCAACGTGTTCGCCATATTGTGACACAAGTGCTGCTCGTTCCTTATTGCCTTCTTTATCAATCTCGGTCAATTGAGTTTGGAGTTCTTTGTTCTTTGCAATGAGTTCTTGATTCTGCGTGTCAACTGCGCTCAATGCCTCCTCATTTCCTTCCATCATGAATTTCTCATTGACTGCCATTGTCTCCTCATTTGCCTTGATTTGACTCTCAACAATCTTTGTTTTTTTCTGTTGCTCGGTGATGTCCATTGCATTGATTTCGCTCTCTCGAATTCTTGCTCGTGATTGCGCTGCCTCAAGTTCAAGTTTGTATTCATCAGCAATTGACTTCTCCTTTGCTGCTTGTATTTTACCGAACTCCTTGATTCGCACATCAGTTCCGGCAGTTGGAATCTCTGCTTGAACTGCTCCGAGTTCGGCCTTCTCAACTCCGATTCCCTTTTTGAATTCCCCGGCAAGTTTGGGTTCTTTTTTGGCATACTTCTCCCGGAGCGCAATGAGGTCTTGAAGATACTTCTCCTCGATTTTTAATTTCTCCTCTGCCTTTGTGGCTGCGTCCTTTTTGGATGCCTCAAGTTCAATTTCTGATACTTTCTTTTGCTCCTCTATTTGTGTTTTTGCATCATCAAAATCCTTTTTCAATTGAGCAAGTCTTTCCCTCTCCCTTCGTTCTCGCTCTGCCTTGTTCGCCTTGGCTTGTCTATCCGCTTCTGCCTTTCGAGATGATTCAAGAATATTTTGCTTCGCAGCATCAGCATCTTTTTGCGCTTTCACCTCTCCCATCAATATCTCCGGACATTGGCATATTCAAGTTCTTGTTTTTTCATGGGGTCGGTTCGAGCATATCCGGTGGTCACCGCATTGAACAATGCATCATATGATGCCGTGGTTTGCGCCAATGCTCTCCGAGCAGCATCAGCACGAGTCACTTGTTCGGCTTTTACCCCTCGCTCTTTTGCAATCAGAGTTTGCATCTGAGCAATCTCGACTTCCGCATTGTAGGCGATGTTCTTCTTCGTATTCTCTTTCTGCTTGGCCGTGTATGCATCCGAACCCATGGTGGCCTTGTCCCACAAATTGCCAATCGCATCATCCCAATAATTGAACGAATCAAATGTGTATTTGAGCAGCGGAGCAACGATACCGGATGCCTCCTTGGCATTTCCCTTCAACTTGTTGAAGAATCGCTCCATGGATGCACCGAGCGAGTCGGTCATCTCGACCATGCTCGCACCGAATGTCTGCTTCATCTGCAATGCAAGAAGAGGCAACACATCCTTCGACATCACTCCTCCGGTAGAAATCATCTTGTTGAGTTCTTGTTCGGAAACTCCAATCGCTTGAGCAGTCATGGTGAACGCACCGGGGATGGCCTCGGAAAGTTGACCTCGCAATTCTTCGGCAGACAAAGTTCCTTTCGAGAGTGCTTGTTGGAATGCTCTGAATGCGTTCTCGGTTTGCTCCGTACTGAGACCCATGGCTCTCGATGCCATCATCACGGACTTGAATTGGTCATTGGTGGAATCAAGTGATTGTCCGGCCAATACCGCTGCCGATGCAAAATTCTTGTATGATGATGATGCAACATCGACATCGATTCCCATGTTGTTCGCCAATGTCTTGATTTCATCGAATTGCTTTTTTGCCCCCTCTGATGACCCGGTCAGAAACTTGAACTGAGCATTGAGCGATTCGACCTTCGCACCCATCTCGGCCATCGCCATTGTGGTGTCATAAACTTGTTTCGCAATCAAAAAGCGACCTCCCATCTTGAGCATTCCGGACAACTGACCAATGAGGTCAGCACCTCCTCCTCCTTTTGCTGCTCCACCTCCGACTTTCGATGCTTGTTGTTGCACCGAACCGAGTTGTCGCTGAAATGCTGCTGCTGCTGCTTGATTCTTCCTCAATGTTGCCTCGACACCGGAGAACCCGGCTGATGCTTGATTCCCGGCCTTGACTGCTGCTGCTCCGGCATCACGGAGTTGAGTTGTGAATGCTCTGACTGCCGATTGATTTTTATTGATAGCAGCACCGAATTTGATTGCTGAATTTGTGGCCTTGTCAAGTCCATCAACCACCGGAGCAGTCCCGGACTTCCCGGATGCTGCGGTATCTCTGAGATTCTCTTGAAATTTGTCGAGTGCTGCGTTGGCTTGTTGCTCCTCCTTAGTCAATTTGTCGAACTCTGCCGTGGCCTTCGCTAATTCGGAAGAATCGACAACATATTTGATTTTTACCTCATTCAGCATCTTGATGTGCGTTTTCGCAAAAGTAAATAAAAAAGGTCGGTGATGTCCGACCCATTATTTTCCAATCTTCCGGGTCGATTCCCGGATTCTTGAATTCTCTTTTTTCAATTCATTCAACCATGTTGAATAGAGGAGGTAATATTCGTAGATTGGTTTTTCGACCAAGCACTTAATCCGGTGAGGGTCTCCATCTCCGAAATGATAGATTTCGACAAATCTTCGCCTAAATTCTCGGTGGATATAGCTGAAATAATATGACTTATTGTGTTCATCATCCTTTTTGTTTCGGCCTCCAAATAAGTCGGAAAATTCTGACTGAATTCTCTTAAAGAGGGATTGAATTCGCTCTCCGGCAGATTCAAAAAAAAACCGGGTATGTCATTGTGTTCCATCCAATGCTTCATCTTGGTCTGATTGTATGGGTACTGATAATCGAGAGGATTCTCGCTCTCATCGAAGTACATCACCGATGCCAACTTGAATGTCCGGGTCAGCGAGAATGACATCGACAACTGCTCCTTGAGTCGGTTCGCCATGATTCCAATCTCGTACAACTTTTTGTCTGCCGGAGTTTTCTGATTTATCACCAACTGAATCAATGCCTCGTTCCATGATTGCAGAACTGCCGGGTTGATTTGCCACAACTCCTCGGTGAGAATGTCACGAGCAGCCACCGCACGTTGAAATGGGATGTTGACATCAGATGAGAATCGGAAGTAGTTGATGCCTCCGGAAGTGAACGCAAATTCGATTTGGTCATGTCTATCCTTCGGAGCGATGCCGTTGTACCTCGGCACATCGGGGAATCCCGGATGACCTACTTGACCGGAGGAATGAGGAATCGAATCGTTGCGAAATTTAGACCTAAACCAAGAAAGCATATGAACCAATCGGTGTCAGAGATGAAGAGAAAATTGATGGCGAGATACTGCCAAGGTGCGGAGCAATATGGGCATTCACCCAATGGTTTCGCCATCACCTCCGGGAGTCTCTGCAATTGGGAGAGATACCATCGCCCAACCGGATGGTCTTCCATCAGAAAATTGAAGAAGTATGACAACATTGCGCTCATCATCGCAATCATTGCTTGGCATAATAATGCAGCAACCTCTCCTTCCTTTGCCACAAGATGCAGAATATTCATGATTTTCCATTTTAGTAATTGATTGTAATTGTTGTTTCTGATGTCTGCCCGGTCACGATTTGAAAAATTACCGATGTCACCGGGTCTCCGGTAGATTGCAACTCAAGAATCTCGTTGGTCACCGGGCTGAACAAGATGACCTCGTACATCGGTGATGCGTAACCATTGAGAAATCCGTTCGGTGTGTATCCGGTTGCATCGACCATGGCGAACCCATCGACCACATCAGCAACGATGTCGAGAGTGATGTTTCCTTTCACGATGCGAACCACCACGGACTCCTCGGTATATGTGGCCGGAACTTTCACGGCCATCGCTTCCGGGCATCCGATGAATGGAGCGCAGATGCGAAAACTATTCTTGCAACAATTTTCCATCGAACTTTTGTAGGTTGTAATCCCCGGCAATTTCGGAAAAATTCCCGAAAGAAAAATATCGCCAACAATCGAGTGCGTGAGACTTATCCGGATTCTTGGTCTTCCATGGGTCGAGACTCAATCTTCGGTCAACCTTGGCTTCCTTGAGGTCAACGATGAGGTCTCGGCAGTTGGCTTTGCTGATTTGCACCTTGCATTTCGAGAAGACCAATGTGTCAACGATTCTTGTATTCAGATGGCTCGGTGCTGACCTCAAGATTGCCATGACATTGTCCGGGAGATTCATGTAGTTCACGATGAGTTGATAGGCTGAGACATTGCCTCTCGTGGTTGCGCTCCGGGAGTTTCCGGCCGGGTCTCCATGGATGATGAATCGCCTATCCGGATAATCGGCCTTGATTGTCTCGCATAGGTCACCGAGGTCTCCGATGCGATACACCTTGAGAACATTGATGGTCGCATAGTGCTTGTGGCCGGGTTGGTTCTTCGAGTATTGAGCCACGATGCAAGTATTGGTCACATTGAAGTCGAACGAGAGATGGATGTTGAACGATGGATGCGCTTTGATTTCCCCATCGACCACATGGAGGGACTCATCGAATGCTTTCGCATAGAGGGATTCTCTATCCCAAACTCCCCAATTGCCATTCGCATACACATCCCAATATGTGAAGTCAATCTCCTTGAGTGCCTCCATTCGCACCGGGTACTCGGCATCGAGGAACTGCAAAGAGTCTCGGTAGGTAGAGTGAGCGATGAGAATCTTGTCTCGCTCAAGTTCCGGAGGAGAGTCGAAGAATCGCTCCTTAATCCAATGCGAATCGCTGACCGGGTTGAATGTGAGGAAGAATCGTTTCGGATGCTTGGAGACTCCCCGGAGTCGGAGAGTGACTTGAATGTAGTCCTCCTTCGTAAATTCGGTTGCCTCCTCCATCCATATGAATTTCGCTTGAGTCAGCGACTTCAACTTCTCCGGGTTGTCGACACCCATCATGATGATGCGATTCGTTCCGTACCGAATCTCGAAGAGACCATCCAAGCACCGAACGATACCATCGAGTCCCCATTCTGAAATCTTGTTTTTGAAATCGCCATACACGGAGTTCCGGATGGTGGCTGCGACCTTCCGCAGCACCACGAATGTCTGATGCTGATTTGTGGCATCATCGAGAATCTGCGAGAGGAAGAACTGAATCATGGTCTGCGACTTTCCCGAACCCGCACCGCCATAGAGCAAATTGTGAATCCTCGGTCGAGTTATCGCTCCAAGG